TACATTAACAGGAACCTTCGGAGCAGCAGGAACAACAAATAACTTTATTTCTCTCAAAACATTAACCCAAAGATTACAATATGGTAGAGATATCCTTACAGAATTTTGGGATAAAGAAATAGCATTAATACAAAAAGCTATGGGTTTTAGATATCCAGCTAAAGTAGAATTTGATAGAATGGATCTTAGTAATGAAGATGCAGAGAAAGCACTATTAGTACAGCTTGCAGATAGAAATCTTATTAGCGATGAACTATTACAAACACGTTTTGGGTTTGATCCAGATATGGAAAAATCTAGACTCAATAGAGAACAAAGAGACAGAACTGGTGAAAGAATGGTAAACAAAGCAGGCCCGTGGTATGATCCGACACCAGATAATAGTTTAAAGAAAATAGCATTACAAACAGGAGTAGCCTCTCCATCTCAAGTGGGTTTGGAACTAGAAAAGAAGAAAACTGGAGAAAAAACAGCACTTGAAATGAAGCAAGCTCTTTCACCAACGAAGTTGGCAAAAGATTCGCCAGAATCTTTGCCGGGTGAACCTCAACAAGGCAGACCAAAACTTTCCAAGGATTCATCCCCCAGAAAAACAAAAACTTTTACCCCACAAAAAGGCGCAGCAATCTCCTTGTGGGCATCTGAAGCACAAGATAAAATTGGCGAAATTATCAATCCTATTTTATTAGATTTTTATAATAAGAAAAACCTAAGAAGTTTGTCTAACGAGCAAGCACGAGAACTAGAAAGCACAAAAACGCAAATTCTATTCAACTTACAACCTTTCTGCATAATTGATTCTGACAAAATTATAGCCGAATTAAATAATTTATTAGTAAAAAACAATAATTTTATAGACCATTATAGTGTATGGTTAAGACAGCTAGCGTCACAATTAAACAGAGATTTAACTGTAGAAGACCAAAAACAGGCTAAAGCATCGTTTTATTCTATGCTTTATCCATCAACATAAGAAAGTAATTTATGCAAATTTTTGCAGCAGAAATTCATGATGGTATTGCTGAGAAAATATGTGCTTCTGCTTCGGTTTCTTATGCTTCCTTAGCGGAACCTTGTGAAGTTTCTAAAAGCAATAAACTTAAAAATAAAACCATAGCATCATTACATGACAATGATTTGTACTATGTTCAGTCTATTTTAGTAAGTTCTGCATGGAATAAAAATGACGATATTTTTCATAAAACAGAAGTATGGAATGCTCGTAATACACCGGAAGACAAACCAACAAATTTAGAGCATAATGAAAATTTAATCATAGGACATATTACTTCTAATTGGCCTATCGATGACGATGGATCTCCAATTAATAATATTATTGATATTAATGACTTACCAGATAAATTTCATATTTTAACTGGATCTGTAATTTATAGAGCTTTCAGTAATCCAGATCTTAAAGCTAGAGCAGAAAATTTGATTAATGAGATCGAATCTGGGAAAAAATACGTTAGCATGGAATGCTATTTCAAAGGTTTCGATTATGGACTAATTAATAAAGAAACTGCAGAGTATAAAATATTAGCAAGAAATGAAGACACTGCTTATCTAACAAAATATTTAAGAGCTTATGGAGGTCAGGGTGAACACTCTAACTACAAAATTGGCAGAGTATTAAGAGATATTACTTTTTCAGGTAAAGGTTTTGTTGACAAACCAGCTAATCCAGATAGTATAATCTTTACCAGAGATGTAGTAAATAAATTATTGGAACAAAAAAATGACGATTTATCGAATTCAGGTGTATTAGTAAACGAACCCCAATTAAATGCGGAGAATATCACTATGAGTGCAGCTGTAGAAACAAATACCGATCTTAATGTGCCTGAAGCTCATGCACTTGCTTCGGACACTCCACTATCCAATGAAACACTAGAGGCAGCTATGAAAAATAAAGATGCTGAATTAGTTAAGAAAGAAGAAGAGATGAAAAAGATGAAAGCTGAGTTTGACGAAGCTCTAGCTGCCACAAAGAACGAAGTAGAGATCACAGTTGCAGAACTACAAACAGCTCTTACAGACAAGCAAACAGAACTTGATACTGTTAAAGCAGAACTCAACGCAGCTAATGAAGTCATTGCAGCTTACAAGGATAAAGAAGCTGAAATGATGAAGAAAGAAAAAATGATGAAGCGTAAAGCAGCTTTAGTAGAAGCCGGTCTCGACGAAGAGTCCGTTGCTTCAACATTAGAAAAATTCGAAAATATCGACGATACTGCATTTGAAACTATGACTAGTCTTTTTGCTGGTATGAAAGTTAAAAAGGCTGAAATGATGATGGAAACACCAAAAAAGAAACCAGCAAAAGCTGAAGATGTTGTTGATGCCTTAGAAGAAGTAGAAACAACAGAGACAGTTGAGCTAGGCGTTGGTGGAGAAGCAGAATCAACTGTTTCAAATACTCGTGCAGAACTTGTTGAATTTGTTTGTGCTAGACTAGGTAAAAATCTTAATAAGGGAGAATAACTCATGGCTCTTAAACCAGATCGTATCGAATTACTAACAGATATTTCATTTTTCATGAACACCACTGCCGAGAGAGGCGGCGTTGTATCTGCTGTTACTAGCGGTTCTGGCGTAGCCATGGACGACGCTAATGCTGTAGTAGCTTATGCTGCTGCTGCCAGCGGAGCCAAGCCTCTTGGCATTCTCTTGAACGACGTTGTTAACTATGACCTAACCAGACAGCATATCAACTGGCACCGAGATGAGGTTCAGGTTGGTGGCAAGGTTACTGTTCTACGTCAAGGGCAGGTAACAACAAATCGTCTTGTAAGCGGCATTTCACCAACAGCTGGTACTGATGCTTATGTTGGCGCCAGTGGTCTCGTTGGAACATCCAGCACCAATGCTGTGAAGATTGGTCAGTTCTTGAGCAGCTTAAGTGCAGATGGTTATGCTAAAGTCTCAGTCAATATTACTTGATTTTTATCAATAAGGGAGATATAATATGTCATCAGTTAATAGCAAAGCTTTCCAACCAACACCAGAACTTACAGATCTTTTGATCCGTTCTGGCTCTCCAAACAGAGAGGTATCTTTAGCTGCCAATGCTGAGTTTGCAAAGGCCTTAGAACTTCCTCTCCGTAAGGGTTTGTTAAGTGGAGATATTCTAGACGGTATCTTCGAGCCAATTCGTTTAGCTCAAAGTGCCACTCCAGAATTCCCACTAGATTTTCTAGCCCCAGGTACAGAAAAGGACTTTGTTGCCTATACTGTTCCTAACCACGGCTATGTTCCAGAACGCCATGTTGAAGGCGATTACGTCATGGTTCCTACTTTTGATATCGGTGCTAGTATCGATTATCTTCTAAAGTATGCTCGTGATGCTCGCTGGGACGTAGTTGGTCGTGCAATGGAAGTTCTTGAAAGTTCTTTCGTCAAGAAGATGAACGATGATGGCTGGCATACATTGCTTGCTGCTGGCGTTGATCGCAACATTGTTGTCTATGATAGCGATGCTGCTTCTGGCCAGTTCACCAAGAGACTAGTAAGTCTTATGAAGACTGTTATGCGTCGTAACGGCGGAGGTAACTCTGCTAGTAACAATAGAGGCATGTTAACAGATCTTTATGTTTCTCCAGAGTCAATGGAAGATATTCGTAATTGGGGTATTGACCAAGTTGACGAAGTTACACGTAGAGAAATCTACACTGCTGGTGATGGAGCCATCAACAGAGTATTCGGTATCAATCTTCATGATCTAGACGAACTAGGAGAAGGTCAAGAGTATCAACTCTTCTACTCCAGTGTTCTTAATGGCACACTTCCAGGTAGTGATAACGAAGTGGTTGTTGGCCTAGATCTTCGTAAGAGAGATAGCTTTATAATGCCAGTCCGTGAAGAAGTTCAAATTTTTGAAGATGACACACTACATCGTCAAAAGAGAGCTGGCTTTTATGGTTGGGCTGAACAAGGCTTTGCTGTTCTAGACAATAGAAGAGTTATACTAGGTTCTCTATAATACTATAACAGTCTTAAGACTATTATTAAAAATAAGAAGAGCTGCCTTAACCGGTGGCTCTTTTTATTTCACCACTATCGAGAATATACAGATTTGTTTTTGTAGACAAGCTAAACAGACAACGAAGACTTAGGTGTATAATACTTTATATCCTACTCTATTTTAATAGCTTAGAATATCCTATCCTTAAGGGCATAAACTAATGGCAGCAGCCAAATATGACTTTGCTATAGAACAGGGAACATCATTTAAAATATCCTGGATATACAAAAACCAGAATGGAACCCCCATCAATTTAACAAACTGGTGTGCTAGACTTACTTGGAGAACTAACTTGAATGCCACCCAAGCGTTTCATTCTGAAAATACTGACTATAGTGTATATAAATTTACAATAGATGATTTAAATGGAAAACTTACTTTGCTAATTCCCGCCTCAACTACTAATGGATTTATCTTCAACACGGCTAAATATGATCTGGAACTACGATCTCCAGATGATTTATATGCTGGTGGTGGAGGTAAATATATTACTAGGATTGTATTTGGTACAGTTACTGTTGTTAAGAGATTTAGTCAAAATACTTCCAACTTAGACTGTAACATATGAGTGATTTTATTGTTGAAATTGTAGATACAGAGAATAACATTATTGAGATAGAAACTAGTTATATTGAAAATATTAATAATCTAGAAATAGAAAGATACGAAACGTATAATGTTGATGTTATCAATACTGAAAAGATTCTACTTAGTGATCTACCAGATTCCTACCCTATGAATAAAATTATTGGAAATTTATCTGTTTATAGAATTAGTGGATTAGACGATTACTTAGACTCATACCAATTCGACTGTGGAACACCCTAAAATATTTTAATGGAGATTTATAATGCCAGTTCAAACTAAAATTCAGTTTCGTAGAAGTATAGCAACAGACTGGGTCGCAGTCAATCCTATTTTAAGTGCTGGAGAAGTAGGCTATGAAACAGACAATAAAAAATTCAAGATAGGAGACGGTACAACAGCCTGGAATTCTTTGGCTTACGCAGCTGTTTTACCTTCTGAATTAAATGAATTGGTAGACGATAGAGTTAATGATCTATTGGTCGCTGGTTCTAATATTGAAAAGTCTTACAGTGATTCAACAAATGCCTTAACCATATCTGTTACTGGAGTTTCCCTTCCCGGCCATACTCATTCATCTTCTGCAATTACTGATTTTAATAGTAGTGTTAGTGGCTTATTACCAGTAAAAAATATTGTGGCTGGCACTAATATTGCTGTAAGTGGAAACAATGGAACATTCACAATATCTACTAATGGATTAGATGCTAATACAGTTAAAGATGTTATAGGAGCTACCATAACTGGGGTAAGTGGTATTAGAGCAAGTTATGATGATACTAGTAAGGTAGAAACCATCTCAGTTACTGGATTAACTAGTTCTTATATTGGAGATTTTAATTCCTCGGTAAGTGGTTTATTAAATGTTAAGAGTTTATCTCAAGGATCTGGCATTGGCATAGTTAATAATGCTGGTGTTCAAACTATTAGCGTAACTGGAATCCCAAGTTCTTTAGTTACCGATCTTGGAAGTGTTGCTACCACTCAGGTAATTGGAAGAACTGGTATTGCTTTAACTTATGATTCTATTAATGATGCTATGTTTATCGATACTACTGGAGTATCTTTTGTTGGACATACTCACACCTGGAATAATATAACAGACGCTTCTACAAGAGCAACACTAGCTGAACTAACATATCTGTCCGGAGTTGTTGCTGGTACAGCTTCTGCAAGCAGAGCTTTAGTACTTAATAGTACCCGTAGTATTGTTGGTATTAATAATTTAGCAACCACCGGAAACATTACAGTTGGTGGAGATCTTATTGTTCAAGGGACAACTACTACAGTTAACAGTACTACTGTAGAAATTGGTGATAACATTATCAGAGTTAATACTAGTGGCTTGAATACCGGAGGTATGGAAGTTTATACAGGGACTGACACAAAGTCAGTTGTTTGGAATACATCAGCTAATAGGTGGGAATTTACTGGTGGAGATATTTATACTAGTGGTAATTTTATTGGATCATTGAACGGCAATGCTAGTACTGTTACAAATGGCGTTTATACAACAGATACTGGTACTGTTACTAGTACCATGATTGCTAACAACACCATTGTTGATGCAGACATTAATAGTGCCGCTGCTATTGCATACAGTAAGTTAAGTCTATCTAATAGTATTGTAAATGGAGACATATCCAGCTCCGCAGCTATTGCTGATAGCAAACTAGCTACAATTAGTTCAAGTGGCAAAGTTAGCAATAGTGCAACAACAGCAACAGACAGCAATACTACTTTGGCTATTGTATCCCGTGATGCTAGCGGCAATTTTAGTGCGGGAACTATTACCGCTAATTTAAGTGGTAATGCCAGTACAGTAACTAGCGGTGTTTATACATCAGATACTGGTACAGTAACAAATACCATGTTGGCTGGAAGTATAGCTAATAATAAGCTTCTTAATAGTTCGGTTACAATAGGCTCTACATCAGTATCTCTTGGAACAACAACGTCTACTCTCGCCGGACTAACAAGCATTAGCGGAGTTAGCGCAGCTAATCCAACAACACTATATTACTGCGTCATTGATGGCGGCACACCATAATATTTTCATAAAAAAAAGGAAAACACAATGAGAGCTTTTTTTGGCTTCGGTAACAGTAATGGTAAATTATTCATTAGTCGTGCTACAAATAGACTCGTAGTTAGACAACAAGACAATATTAAAAAATTAGCTGCTATGAATGTGGGAGGGTGGGGTGACCCACACCTGTATATTAGACAGGCCCAAACTCTTAATCCAAATAACTACTCGTCTGGAAAGTTTTTAGCAAAATGGGGAGATAATAAAGTAGGGTCTGGCGGCACAGAATTACTTTTGCTAGATGTTGAAACACGCTTAATGAAGCTCAAGGTATACTACACTGTTAAAAATTGGAAAACGGCAAAAGCAATAGAAAGTTTTAGAATCGTTCATAATAATGTTACAAGAACCTTCAACAATACTGCATATACCACTATTGGACCAATCACTATTTCTATAATAAAAGTTGGTACTGGAGCATTATCATATTTAAACTTTGAGATGAAATGGAATACAATATATAATATTACAAAACTTGGCGGCGCACTAACAATGATCTTAAGAAAAGTAGCTGATTCAGGTGGTTTTTGGGTTGGAAAAGATGGAAGAACATGGGACGGATACGGAGAGGCAGGACAAACTTATGGCTTAACAAGAGCTAGCTTTGAGACATCCGTAGGTGGATTGTCAATAGATGAAAACTCTAATGATATGTTTCGTGTTCAAGATATAATATTATCAGATGAAGATCTAGAAACAATAAACGTCGCACAAATAGAAGAATCTGATATTTTAGATGATTTAACAGACGAATCAACAAATGAATCAGTATCAGTATGGGATCAAAGTGTGCTTGGAGATGTTGAAGAAGGGATCGAAGGAAGTTTGACAATTTTCGAAACTCATGGAACTATTGATCATCACTTAGCTAATCTTGTTAATAATGGAGCTACTATTGAGGGAATGAGTGCGGGAACGGCATCTTCTATTATTTCTAATTTTACAGCTAATAATGTATCATATGATGATGGTTATGTTTCTGGAAATTCTATAATTGATGATAATTTTATTCCATAATATTATTAATCAGTTTGATATTTTGTTAAACTTGCCTTGAGGTGTATATATTATTATTATAATCGCTCTACGGAACATCCAGGATATAAGTAAAAATGGCTGTTAATGATTTAATAACATTTCGCAAAGGAACATCTTCAGCATGGACTTCGGTCAATCCAGTATTAGCTAGTGGTGAGCCCGGCTACGATTTAACAAATAGTATTCTTAAGATAGGAGACGGAGTTTCAAATTGGGTAGCTCTTAGTGGAATAGGATCAACTAGTGTTGGTGGTTCATCATCTTCGTCTGTTGGAGTTAGAGGAATAATAAGCACAACAGGAACATTGACCAGTTTTGCCGTGTCAGGTGGCTATCCTGTCGGGTATTTAGATTTGTTCCAAGACGGAGTTAAGCTAG